CCTAAGTGAATCGCACGATACCGGAGCCCGCGACCATACCGGGGCTGCAACTTATCAATGAACGTCGCGCCGGTCCCGAAGGCGCCGAGGGCCATATAGTTTTCATGCTGCTGACTCGCAAAGTTTGCCGCGGGTGCGTAGCGGTATTTGAAGAGGCTTTGGGTGAGTTCGTCGAACCACAATTGTACATTCCGACGTTTCTTGAGCGTCGGATCGGACGGCTGAAGACTGTGCCATTGAGAATTCCGCGGCGTCAACATCGACTCCATCGCCGCGGCGAATCGCGTTAAGGCGAGGGCGCCCGTTGCATCATACATCTCTTCCGTACGGTTCTGGACCGGGGTGTTGAGTGTATGCCCCCCACTCGAAAACGAGCCGGCGTAATTGGGGAGGATCCGGCGCGCGATCTCTTCACACAACGAATCGAGGGACCCCCGCGCGTTGCCTGCGGTGTCCCATCGTTTGGCGATTGCTTGCGCCCGATCTTTGCCGTCGTCTTCGTTCAGCATTACTTTTGGTAATACTTCGTTGAGAACTGTTCGTTCGTGGTGTTCGAGTTGTTGACCTTCGGTTTCCCTTTCACCAGCCCATCACGGATAATCACCGCCGAGACAACCCCGCCGCCGACTCCGCCCAGCACTCCGGCGCCCTTGCCCGTCGCAGTCGTCATCTGCGTCGGCCCGTCCGGATCGCAGGCCCCGTTACGAAGCGCCGTTTTACAGGGGGTCGTCAAGAGCACATTATCCGCCCAAATGTTCTGCGTTTGGGTGAACAAAATCTTTTCATTCCCGTGCTGAATCATTTCACTGTGCGGCGCGCATCCCGCTACTAATGCACACGCCGCGGCGACTGCCAACGCTGTTGATCGCATCTCAGTATCCTCCTAGAAATTTTCGTGATTTTGCTACGGGGGCGTCATCCGGGCTCGATAAGAGCGTCGACATACGGCCGCGTGCGGCGCGCTGCCGTTCCGTTTCCGCCGCGGCGTCGAGCTTCTTTTGTGCGTCGTCCGCATTCCCGGTATCCGATCCTAAGACCGGCATGGTATGGAGCGCCGGGGCTTGGGGCGTCATCTGCTCTTGGCCCATTCCCATCACGGCCGCGATTTGCGCCCCGCCCGGGATAAACCGCAACGGCCCGCCGGCCGACGCGTTTACCGGGTTGTCGTTGCCCAGGTCTTGAAACGGCTTCTTTTGCGCCGCTTCAGACAACCCGAGCGTGCCAAGCGCCGCAAGGGATCGAAACACCGGTCCACCGCCCATAGACTCGCCTCACAATGTGTTACGTGGGATATCTCATGAGCACAGCGGATAGTCAACATCCTTCGCGATCCGCGCACGATTCGCCGTTGACGCCCGGATATCACGACGCGCGACACGGGTTGCAAACGTGAGGGCTAAGGCGTCTCCGTCATCCGGGGATCGGAACCCCTTGGCCTTCAGCGATTCTTTTGACTCGAGCATGATCTTATCTTTCGCCTTCCCAAAGTAATCGTACTCCGGAGATGTCAGATCCCCGAACAGTCTCGGGTCGCCGTCAATAATCCCGCCGCCTAACCAATCACGCATCTTCGCCCACATCTCCGTGCGCTTATTCGCCCACTCGGGGGATTCCGCATCGGAGCCGAACCAGACTTCATGCACCTTGTACTTGCGTTCCCGAAGACGATCAATGACGCCCGTTCCGTTCCCCGCGTCAATGTTCACGGCGTCGGGATTCACCGTATCAATCCACCGCGCGATCTCATTCGCCACGTACATGTTGTCGCGATTTTTAAAGCGCACCGGCGCAATGGACCGCGCATCGCGGCCTTGCCGAAAGCGAAATACCGTGGAGTCATCCCCATATCGCGCAATGTCTACCCCCATCACCAGGGGGGCGTAGGGGTCTTTTTCTAATGTTCTGGCCTGGGCCCCGGAGACAAGGGTGTTGGAGATGAACTGCTTGTTGCCCTGGGCAGGAAATTGTCCGAGGACTTCGACGCGTACTGTGTCTGAGTCAATGCCGTATTGTTCCACCATCCGGTTAAAGAGCGCGGTGTCAGTGCCTTCAACGGTCCGAGAGTCAAGCTGTCTGAGTTTCCAATAGGCTCGGTGGTTATTAAAACACTCGAAAAACCCGCCCGAATTACGCCGCGGATTAGAAGCCACGACCCAATAGCGATCAAGCACCGGCTCAGTAAAGAAACCTTCTGTGACATTGAAAATCGGAACAGGGATGCCGGAGGCTTCGTCATAAATCACCATCACGCCGTAGGGGTTGTGAACGCCGGCGAAGGCGTCCGGGTTTTCTTCTGACCATAATTGGCCTTGTGCGTAGTAATACCCACAGTCAATCGAGAGTTGATCCGCGAGCAATTTCTTAAACCATTCCGCTGGACGCACCGACAAGACCGTGGATTCAAACCAATGACTGTTGATTAGGAGGGTGGTCCACTTCCCGATCTCCGCGAACGTGCGCGTTTTCAACTGCGGCTCGGTGTTCGCGGTGACGATACACGTCGACCCGAGGCGCGTCGTCATCATCCAGTCCACCAACCATGAAATCTTCGCCGACTTCCCGACGCCGCGGCCGGAGGCCGTTGCTTCGCGCCACATGACGGGATCGTTGCCAAGAAGAATGTTACCTTTTTGGTTCTTAATGTGCTCCGTGATCGCCTGCAAATCGTCCCGCTGCCAGGATCGAGGGCCTTTCATGTTGCAGAGCGGCGTGTTCGGCTTCCCCCACGGGTAGGCAAAGAGCACGAATTTTTCGAGATCGTCCGCTATTTGCGGGTCCCACAATTCAGTCATAAGGGCTTGTTCTTCTTCGCCTGAATACTTCATGAGGTGAAAATACCCTTATGTGGTACTTATTGACATGTCGTGTGTGATTTATGCAACACCTGTGTGATTTACGCAACAGATGTGTGATTTATGCAACAGGTGTGCGATTTTTGCAACAGGTGTTGAATTTAAAAAATTTTCAAAAAATTTTGGGAATAGTGGTCGAGTGTGTGCAAGGGTCCCGTAACGAGACACGAGCCGACCGAAAGGCCCCCCTACCCCCCGGGGTGCTCCCCCCTTCGATCGATTGCTTCGGCCGGGTGGCGTTTGAATGCCTCTTGCTTTCGTATATGTGGCATTCTTCTTGCTGGTAGTTGACATAATGGATCTTATCAGACAAGTGAAGGATAACAAGCACTTGCGCGTGCTATGTCTGTTGATAACTGGCGATCGATACATAGCAGGGAGAAATCCCTTATTTATCAATCGAGCGGGTTTGTGATCTGCTTTGGCTTGGGAGTGATATCGATAACACGACTCTTCGCTTCTTGGAGTGCATCCTTGACATTGGCGTGCTTGACTTCGATAACTGACGTCGTTCTGAAGTCCGGAGAGAGATGAGACGCTACCCATTTAATGTTGTCCGAGATGATCCGGAGCATTGGAGGATCAGCGTCCGGGTAATGTTCGTGTAGATTCAACAGCTTATCGGCGTGGAGTGAGAGACCAAAAGCCCGGGCCTCCTTTACCCGGTTATTGAAATCAGGATTCCTTTTTAGCTCATGATACAGGACGTATGTTTCACAACCCATCGCCAATGCGATTTGACGATTTGACCTGCCTTCGGCGGCAGCTTGCACGGCCGCATCATAATTCAGGACTCTTTCTATCCTCGCCATGTTCTAAGCCTTACCACTCCTGTCTCTTTTTTACAACACACGCCTAACTTTTTTCATACACCTGTGTGATTTATACAACAGCTGGAATTTCATAAACACTATGTTTTCAACGTGTTGCGTTTGGCACGCGTCTAGCATTACTACCGAAGCATGAGCGGCCAACTTAAAACCATGGAGGACACCGTGAAACGCGTTATCAAAAACAATGCCGACCTTGTAGAGGCGATCAATGAACTTGTTGCGTATAACTGGGCTGACGAAGAACATGATTTTAAACAGCAATGCCGAGAAAATCCCGAAGGAACACGCGCCCATATTTTTCACATATTGCGCGCACTAGATAACTGGAGCAACTGTTCAAACGAAATGAAAGGACACTAGACCATGCCAGAATGTATCACCGTCGCTCTTATGTTCGTCTGTAACGGAATCGGCATTTACGTAGCGCACAAACTCTTCACTTGGTTTGAGAATCAGCCGGCGGATTACAGCACCAAGAAACCGTATAAACAGAATGTGAGGAAAGCGAAATGACGACCTACGATGCACGAAAACCAAAACCGTTTAGCCTTCGATTCTATAAACCTGTGTACCGGGTGGCATGCGCGATTTGTAAACGCCCCGTCTGGGCAAACTGGCCTGGCACCGATTCATGCACTCATGCTTGGGTGGAAACCCGGAGCTACACATTCAAAGTCGCGAAAGAGGAATCCGAAGAACGATCCAAGCAATGTATTGACTCCTATTTCGCGTTTGTCGCAGAGCAAATCACCCTGTTGAATAAAGAAACGGCGAAACCATGAAACCCATCCTGGCGACCTTCTGCGGAATCCAACAAGGTCCGCATCCCTTTGAACTGTGGACCATTCTAGAACCCATGGGCTGCGAGTGCCATACCTGCTTATCAACCGTCTCATTACAAACCATTCACGCACATGGATTTGAACCTGTGCAGAAGAAAGAAAGGGAGCTATGAAAGCAATTACAGTGAAACCAATACCGGCCACAAACACCAAACCATTTCGACTAAAAGCGTTTGCAGAAGATGGACGCGGAGGCCTATCTGTCACTGTATCGTGGGAGGAAGCATCCGGAGACGGAGGAAACCGAACACAGGGAGAAACCTATCTGTACGCCGCCAACAAACTGAAAGAAAAAATGAACTGGAAAGGCACATTATTAGGGGGTGGAACAAAAAACGGATTCGTATTCGTCTTTGCGGAGACTCCAATCCGATGACACCCGACACCCTCACCTTACGCAAACAACTACGACGGTCGCGGAGCACCAATGCTGTTCTCGGGCTGGTGCTCGCGATCGTGCTTCTATTCCTCACATTGAAAGGATTTTAGCCGTGAACAACACAGCAAAACATACGCCAGGGCCACTTCATACCCGTAAACCGTCACTAGGGCAGCCATGCACATGCTGCATTCTACTGCGAACTGGGGAGCCACTGGAAAGCATACATGGTGATCGAACTTGCTCAGATATTTCACGCATTGAACTGTGTCCACTACATGCCGCCGCCCCGGCGATGTATGAGGCGTTGAAGGCACTAGTTGAGTATCTAGACACGCAAGTACAGGCAGGCAAGCTAGACGACTGGAAACATGTGCTTGTGGCAAGGCAAGCCCTTGCACAAGCGGAAGGAAAATAACCATGAAAACCCCTGGACAACTCGACTATGAGCGCGACGTGCAACAAAAGCCGCTATATCATACCGGACAACCACGAAAAACCTGGGAAGAACTCTCAGAAATTACCCGCTGGTCCTGGGAACGCGGAGCAACAAAACCACCCACCCAAACCTACCTCCCCTCTCTCATCCTATTCTTCACCCTCACCGCCCTCTCAGCCTGTTCCGTTCACACTCCCCCACCACGTCCCACACTCATGTATGTTGATTGTGGAGGAACCGCCCGACATATCCCTCTCGCTGAATACCGCAATCAACCGCGGTGCGTTCAAATCTAACTCACCAATGCGCTCCCTCACCACAGGGTGGGGGAGCGGAGCAATCAACCTCCCGGCCGCCGACCACTTTACACACTCGCGCCCCTCTCCTAAACGATTAAAAGACGAGCGTTCGACGGTTTTCGCCCTTCTCGTTCTCCCTTTATGTGCTATAACTCTCGTTTTTGCCCTCTCCAAACAGCCCCATTTCGCTTATATGCGCTGTGATGTCTACGGATATGTACTGTATTTTTTCATCTCAAATTTTTTGAAACATCGATCCACCCTTTCTTTATAACAACTTATGTTTATGTTCTCTTCTTATGTAG